AAAAAGTGCGAGATGAAAGAGGACGGTGATGCTGATGAACTAATGACTGAAATTAAAGTACATCTAACCAGGCAAGAGGCGTTCTTGCGGTTAGGAGACAAAGAGCTATTGCGGTCAATCGTCCCTGTTGATCCTAGCTCATTTTATTGGAGAGGAGATGAAGAAGTTAGAAAAGAATTATTTAATATTTGACTATAGTTAACAAATTGTTTACAACAACTAAGCCAACAATGGCAAAACAACAAAACAAGGAAAACAACATGTACGATTTTGACGAAGGCAATCAAGGCGGTTCCGCAGAAGGCCCATTCTTAAACTGGCACGCAAGGGAGCAAACGGTTGGCAAAATGCCTTCTCGTTCTTTCAGTTTGCGCTCAGAAGATGGAGCCGAAAACGTAACAGAAAAGCTAAAAAAATCTGTTGCTTTTGATATTGATACTTTGAGAACGGGTTGGTGCTTTAGTAATGGAACGCCTGGCGTTGCTCCTGAATGGGTTTGGAACACAACCCCAGCTAGGTTTGACCAGGCGCAACCAGCGGATCGAGGCGAAGACCGTTGGAAAAAAGGTTTTTCTATTCGCCTTGCTGTTGGCAAAGACCAACCAGCTACATGGTCACAAGCTGGTTCTGGAGCATGGGCTGGTTTAGTATCTCTAATGCAAGCCGTTAAAGCTGACGGTGGCAAAGGTGAGACTGCCGTTGTTCATATGTCAGATGTTCAGGAAATTAAATTTTCTAAAGGTAGCACTTCTGCACCTGAATTTACTTTTAAAAAATGGGCAGATCGTCCAGATTGTTTAAAAGAGCAAGCTGCGCCTGTTGTAGAAGGTGACGAAGAGTTTTAGATCTTTCTGCGGGTTGATTCGTACCCGCCCCGCTGAGAGGGATATTCGGGGTTGCCGTCATGGTAGCCCCGAAAAACCCTAAACATTAATTTAAAGGGTACGACCTTATGAGATACGAAAAGTATGCGGAAGAATTGGCAACTTTAGGTTACGATGTAACCCCGCTAAATGGAAAAGTTCCCATTCTTAAAGCATGGCAAACTAGGCCAGAAGCTGCCAAAGATTACGCTAAGCATGGCAACAGCAACATTGGGTTACTATGCGGTGGAATCCACAACATTGTTGCAGTGGACATTGATGTTAAAGACCCTGCAACGGCTGAAACAATTCGTAACATTGCGATTGACCAATTAGGTTTTGCTCCAGAACGAATCGGCAACGCTCCAAAGACGTTGTTTGTTTTTAAATGTTCTGAGCCGTTCTATAAAACTAAAACTGCGATATATTTAATCAAAGGACAAGATGCCTGTATTGAAGTTTTGGCTGAAGGCCAGCAATTTGTAGCCAGTGGGAAACACCCTGATACAAAGAAGAACTATAGTTGGCCCGACGATAGCTTGCTAGATGTTCCACCATTGGCATTAACAACGGTTAGCCCATCTGACATCACAGCTTTTATTGCCGTCTGCAACAACACTTTAGCAGAACGTGGAGAGATTAAAGCAAAGTCATTAAGTAACGGATCGAAGCCACCAGAAAACACAAACTTTGATTTTGCTGAAGATACAAAGATGGCAGATTTAGAAAAGATAGATTTAGCCGTTGCTCATATTCCGAATGAAGATTTGCATTACGATGATTGGGTTTATATCTGCCATGCAATTTTTGGAAGTTGTGGCAACGAAGGTTTGGAGCTATTCCACAGGTGGTCAAAGCGATCATCTAAGTATGATGCAACAGAAACGGACAGGTTGTGGAACTCAATCGGTGAGGTTAAAACGATTGGAGCTGGTTCAATCTTTCACATGGCGCAGCAAAATGGTTTTGTTTTAGATTCACATTCCGTAAAAGTTACCCAAGATGTTGCAGTTGCAAAAGTTGAAAAAGAATATAAAGAATTAAACCAAGACGAATTAAAGGCAACTCCGTTTGGAAATGTGCAAGCAAGTAAGATTGCTAGGCGAAGTTTTCTATATGGTACGCATTTAATTGAAAAATACGTTAGCGCAACAATCGCACAAGGTGGCGGCTCAAAAACAACCGTGTTGTTAACCGACGCGATTGCTTTAGCTTCAAACAAAACTTTAATTGGTAACGCTCCTAAGTATCAATGCAACGCCTGGCATTATAATTTAGAAGACCCCATAGATGAGCTACAACGTCGAGTGATAGCGATATGCCAACGGTATGACGTTCCTGTGTCAGACATAAAAGATAGGCTGTTTCTTGACAGCGCTAGAACCCGCAAATTAGTAGTTGCTGAGAAAGTTGGTAACATTGTCGTTGCAACGCCAGACGTTGATGCAGTTATAAATGAAATAAAAAAACACGATATAAAACTGTTTTCAGTTGACCCATTTGTTAAGGCGCATCACGCAGATGAAAACGACAATAAACAAATTGACGCTGTGCTTGATCAGTTTGCCCGTATAGCCAACGAGACAGGTTGCGCTGTAGAACTAGCTCACCACGTTCGTAAGCCAGCCACGGGGCAAAATACGGCTCATGGGGACATAAACCAAGCAAGAGGTGCGTCAGCTATCAGCGGGGCTGTACGGGCAGCAAGAACAATATCTGTAATGACTGACAAAGAAGCAGAAGCCGTAGGAATACCAACAGACATGAAAAATTGGTATATTCGGATTGATGACGCAAAAGGTAATATGTCACCACCCGCATCAAAAGCCGTTTGGTTGCAACGTGAATCAATCTTATTAGATAATGGTGACGAATTTGAGCCTGGTGATAGTGTTGGCGTTATTGCCGCATGGACACCGCCTGATGCGTTTGATGGTATTTCCCCAGAACGGGCCAGAGATTTACTTAACGCAATTGAAAGAGGCTTAAAAGACGGTGTAAGGTATTCTAAGAACAAAGGTAAGCGTTGGGGCGGTAATGTTCTGGTTGATGGTGTTTTGGAAGTTGACGAAAATAAAGCTAAAATAATTATTAAAACTTGGATACATTCGGGCGTTTTATTTGAAGATGATTACCGTAATGGAGACACCAGACATGACGAAAAAGGTTTATTTGTAAACTATGAAAAATTTCCAACAAATGCATGATTTAGGGGTGCGTATATTTAGTTTCAAAATCTACGCAAAATCTACGCAAACGGGGTGCCGGATAATTATTTCGCCTATAGTACAACTAAATAATTAGCGCATTAAAAATGCGCGCAATTATTCACGCAGATTTGCGAAGTTGAACTCCTATAGGCGAAAGGCAAAATTAACGCAAAAAATAACTAAATAAAGGATTAAAACAATGGCTAAAACAAAAAGACAAAAACCAGATCAGTTTACTAATCATGCTGAATATGGAAATACAATTTCTGATAGCATACACCATGCAATAAAACCACTTGACCGAATTGCAAACCGATACGAATTGAAGTGGGGATGTGATCGACTTATGAGTTTAGTTAGCCCAGAAATTGCATCTAAGTTTGGATCAGCTAAAGCAAAACTAGACCAGGCGATTATTGATAACGATCCTAATGAAGTTGCAAAAAGATCAACGGTGTTAATTAAAGGTTGGGAAAAAATGGATTTGGATGCCACATCATCTGGGGCGCTCCCGCTGAAACCAAACGTCTGGAGCCACACAACAGGCGATGGTTTTAAGTTTGCCGTAGCACAAGGCAACGCAGACGCGATTAAGGCTATACGAACAGATCCAGCTCTGGAAGGTGTCGCTGTTTATTCGTTAGATGAAATTGGACACATACTTGAAAGCGATAGCATGAAGCTGGTAAACCAAATTAAAGAGGTGTTCCCTGATTCTAAAGTCAAAACAGTTAACGACGATCTAAACGACAAACTTCCGTTCTAGGATAAAATAATGAAATCAATTGGAATGTACAAAAATGCACAAAAAGAAACTGATCCAACTGGAAAAACGCTTGGTGAAGATGGGGCTAAAATGGACAATGGGAAAATAGATTTGCTAACCGTTCTGCAACAATTTCCAAACGCATTATCTGAAGTTTCTAAAATCTGTAATTATGGAGCAGTTGAAAAGGGCTATGGCTGGGAAGCATGGAGAGCCGTTCCGAATGGATTTACTAGGTACAAACGTGCTTTATTAAGGCACACAATTAAAGATGGCGTAGACAATGAATCAAAACTGCTGCACTCCAGCCATGCCGCTTGGAACGCTTTGGCTGTTCTTGAATTTGAATTGAGAAAATTAAAATAATGGGAAAACGATCTGAATTTGAACGGATAGAAAAAGATTTTTACCCAACGCCATACGAAGCGGTTGTTCCATTGTTCCAACATCTAAGCACCGATAAAACGTATCACGAGCCGTGTGCTGGCAACGGTGCATTGATTAATCATTTAGAAGATCATTATTTTACAGTTAAAGGCAAAGGAGACATTGAGCCACAACGGAACGACATTTACCGCATAGATGCAATGGATTTAAATAAGTGCTGCGGTGATGCGTTTGTAACTAACCCGCCTTACAAATGGAATGTATTGGAGCCAATTGTTGAACACCTGTGCAGATTAGCTCCAGCTTGGTTATTACTACCCGCTGACATGATGCACAATAAACGCATGTCAAAGCACATGAAACATTGTGTAACAATCCAATCTATTGGCAGAGTAAAATGGTTTGATAATAAATCAGGAATGGAAAATTCAGCCTGGTATTTGTTTGATGGACAACACAAAGGCCCAACGCAATTTTGTGGCAGGGTAGACAATATAGATTAATAAGGTTAATAGTAGTAACAGATTACCTCCCCGACTACCCAGCGACATGCCCCCAAGTTTGTCGCTGGGGCTTTTTAATAATTAGAAGGTAGTAGGAAGAACTTCCCCACTATAAAAACAAATGAATAAACCACCAGCCCCGCAAAGTTTTAAACCAACAGATGATGAACGTGTTTTGGTAGAACAAATGTGTTCTGTAGGCATACCTCAAGAATCAATATGTAAAATTGTTCGTGATGGCATTGATGACAAGACACTACGCAAACATTTTCGCAGGGAGCTAGACACAGCAAAGATTAAAGCTAATGCAAAGATAGGCGGCACGTTATTTAACAAGGCTGTGAACGGAGATACAACGGCAGCTATTTTCTGGGCTAAAACGCAAATGGGATGGAAAGAAACAAACGTGCAAGAAAACAACGGAGAACAAGTTCACGTTATAAAGTGGGAAGGCGTTGAGTAGACTAACCGTACAGGCATCAAAGAAAATAATGCCATTGTTACAGCCAAACAGGTACAAAGGTGCTTATGGTGGACGCGGTGGAACGAAAAGCCACTTTTACGCTGAATTATTAATTCTTACCTGTTTCTCAAGAAAAACCAGAGCAGCTTGTATTCGTGAAGTTCAAGTAACAATCAAAGATTCAGTTCGCCAGCTTCTTGTCGATAAGATTCAGAAGTTTAAACTAGGCGGGTTTTTTACTGTAACAGAACGTGAAATATCTGGTAATAACGGATCGTTAATTGTTTTTCGTGGGATGCAATCTTACAATGCTGAAAATATAAAAAGCCTAGAAGATTTTGACGTTGCTTGGGTAGAGGAAGCTCAAACATTATCAAGCCACAGCTTGAAACTTTTAAGACCGACAATTCGTAAAGAAAGTTCTGAACTTTGGTTCAGTTGGAATCCAAGACATGATACGGATGCTGTTGATGCATTCTTTCGTGGTGGAAGCCAAAGGCGCGGAATGATTAGCGTTGAAGTAAATCACACCGATAACCCGTGGTTTCCAGAAGTTCTGAAAATAGAAATGGAAGACGATTACCAAGACGATCCTGAAATGGCTGATCATGTTTGGGGCGGTGGTTATCAAATTATTACAGAAGGCAGCTACTATGCCAGGCATATGCTTAAAGCAGAGCAAGACGGCCATGTTGGCTACTTCCCATACATTCCTGAATTGCCTGTTCACACGGCCTGGGATATTGGGGTTGATGATTACAGCGCGGTTTGGTTTATACAAGAGGACGGACTAGAAGCGCGAATACTTGATTATTACGAATTATCAGGTGGTGGAATTGAAGACATTGTAAACGATACTTTTCCAGAACTAAATCCAGACCCAGCTTTGTCGGTTGCTGGTTTAGTAGAAATTGGGCGTGAATTTCCATATGAGTATGGGACGCATTTTATGCCGCATGATATTATGGTCAGAGAATGGGGCCGTGGCGCAAAAACAAGATACCAA